CGTATTCGTATGTAGCCTTCTGTCGTTCACGAGCTAAGTCGGAACTATTCAAGAAGTCACCAACAGAGTTCATTACACCCTGTTCGATCATAGCTAGGAGTTCATTATCTCCTACTGGATCCTTATATCTATCCACAAAGCGGATAATATCTTTACTGGAATCACTCATTGTAAACCTTTCTTGGTTATACATTCAATCAATCAAAGTCTACAACAAGACTTGTATATGTGCTACTAATTCTTTAATCACCCTGCTAGTAGCCAACAAAGTAGAAGTTACCTTCTCTTAGGACACAAGGACTAACTCTTTCGGGGATTAAAATCTTTGGGGATTTTATTACCGATTTTTTCCTGTGGATTTAAAAGCTTACCACCTTGTTTAGGTTTAATTAAACTTTTAAATTGTTCTTTTTCTTTACCTGTTAAGGGTACATTAATTTGTGCCATATTTTTGTTCTCTTAATCTTTTTTTATGTTTGTCAACTTCTTCGTTTATATAGGCACCAGCTTCACCAGCAAGTCTTCTAGTACTTGTTTCAAGTATATCTTCTGCTGTATTAAACAAAGCTCTTTCACCAGACTTAGCTGCTTTATCCCTAGCTTTTTGTAAAAGTATTTCTTGGGTTCTTGGTGACCTAGCTAATCCTTCTAAAAATTCTTTAGATGGTAAATTAGAACCAATAGGGGGTGCAACAATAACAGTTCTTTCAGGCATTGCAACAGCTTTAATTGCTTGACCTGCATTGCGAGCTAATGGGGCAACAACCGCTTCAGGATATACATTCTCTAATGCTTGTTGTTGTGCCATCTTTTTTCGGTAGTCTTCATCATTCATATCAGCTAATACGCTAACAAAAGGTTGTCCTCGATCTCCTGACATAATTACCATTTAACCTTATTAGCCCAGTATGCCGCAGACAGTGGTCCTTTGGCAATATTAGTTGCATGTCTAGCTTTAAAAGCTTCATTACGCTTGGAACCGTCAGGACTACCCGTAGCACCCTGAGCACCAAAGTGAATAGTCTTAACTTTATCACCAACCTTAGCCACAACTACGTGACTCTTAGTTTTGTGATTAGGTGTCCTCTTAGGTTTATTATATCCTGATACACCAGCTCTCTCTAGTCTTGAATCTTTTTCAGCCATACTATTTCCCCTTCTTAGCAGTCTTTGCAGACTCTTTAAAGCTCTTATCCGTAGGCGCACCTTTAGCACCTACCTTACGCATCTTCTCTCCGGAACCTTCAGCTATTCGTTTTCGTTTAGCATGGATATTGTCATATAATCCTTGTTTAGTTGCCATAATGTTACCTCATATCCATGTTGTTTCTATTTGCTGAAAGTTACCCATACGTTGTGAGAAGGGTACTGTTGTGTTTGTTAATCTGTCTCCATGTGTCCTGATAACCTCAAGAGCAATAGCCAGGGCAATAACTGTATCGTCATTCTGACCAACAATAGCATTTGTCTTTCCAGACTCGTCAGCCACATAGTTCATCAGTTCACCAATAATAACCCTAGAAGGTATCCAGATATCTTCTTGTTCAATAGCATTCTTCAGGAATCCAATGATAGCTGGTTTAGAAGCTGATGTTGTTCTCCAGCCAATCCTTGTTCCTTCTTCCTTGGATACATTCGCCATCTTAGTCTGATAGTACATATTCAGGTAACCCATCTGTGTTAACCTGTTTAATGTTGCTATACCCATAGAGTTAGACTCTACGGCTAACAAAGCATTATTATAGTACCTACCTAGATAAAATAATAAATCACCAAACTGACTAGGATCAATCGTGTTACTGCGATAAACTGCGCACACTTCCCTCTTGGCATTAATGACCACTGCTGTAGAATAATCCTTGCCAACACCCAGAGCAACGTCAGCACCGATAGCAAAGGCATCTTCAAAAGTAGGATATTTAAATATCTCGATAGACCCATCCCTTAAATCCTCCATCATAGAGGATTCAAAGTTAAACTCTCTCTTGGCTAATATTGGTTGAGGAACCAGTTTACTTAACTTCTCAATGTTAAATACGTTAGAACCAGAAACAATAAATGCTTCTTCAGGTGTCGCTGGATATTCCTGTCGGAACTTATCCTCACCACCCTCTGCAATCTTTAACCTTCTCCAGTATAACTGATCGTCACTAAGACCATACCTAGTAACTAATACTTCTTCTTCTGTACTTCTCTCAAACCCTTCAGGAGCCTTCCTACTGTACTCTGTCATCAGGTACCATGGAACAAAGATAGCAATATAGTCATTCTCACCCTTTACAGCTCCCTGCCATAACCTGTGAAATGAATTACCTACCCCATTAGCTGTACTCTCAAGGATTACTTCGGTACCTTCCGCTTGGGATATTCCCTGAAACAATCCTGCTAGAATCTTTTCATCATGCCCCCAAAAGGCAACCTCTGAAAGGTGAGCAATAGTAGGGGTCGTTCCCCTACCAGCCTCAGGTGCTCCAGCTGTGTATAGCCTGTACCCTGAATCATTATGCTCAAACATAATTTCTTTTGCATTTGACTTCTTTAACACTGGTCTGAATGTATCAGACATGTTATAGATAGTATTCCTGGACATACTGAATAACGCATCACTAGTAGCCGCATCATGCGCCATAACTACTGATTTATTGTAAGCATTAAAGTAACTCTTCCAGAATACCCTACCTGTCGTGTATGTACTTAAACCCATCTGTCGAGCTTTTAAAATAATAGCTCTGACTCTCCCCGTCTCTTTTAATTGTTTATCAAGAGCTTCATTCACAATCTTCTGAGCTTCATTAAACTCGAAAAATTGGAATCCTTTGGAGGAGTCCTTGGGTAAGATTTTAATTTGTTCTTTGGCGAATAACTCAAAGTTATTCTTGTATGAAGCTAATTTCTCTCGCTTCTTTAATTCCCTCAGAGCCTCTAGCTTCTCAGAATTGTTGGGAGCAGTGTCTGCGACCCTGTATTGTGTTGTCATATATTGGTATGTAATAAAAATGTTTCTCTATTATGTACCGACTAACCAGTTGATTTTATTAGGGAGCAGTGTCTGCGACCCTGTATAAAAATATTTGGTATAATTTTGGAAATGTAATCTTTTGTATACGTCTTTGGGTACCCCCTAGGTTTGTCTGTGGAGAAGTCTTTGTGTGTGTTTAAAAGAATCAAGTGTTGTTTGGTATACCCCCTTCTCTGTTTCGGGGTCCCCCTTGTTTTTCTCTGCCGTCTCGGTGCGTGGCGCTGCCCGTCTCGGCTTCCTTTGTCTGCGCTCTTTGGAGGTGTTCCTTGTCTTCTTCTCTTTCTTCTTGGGTCTCTGCCCTTCCCGTCCTTGGCTCTGTGGCTTCCGCTGCTCGTCCGTCTCTTGCTGCTTCTGTTCCTCGTGGTTCGTTGTCGGCTCCTGTGTCGGTTGTTGCTGTTGCCTTGTCTGGTGCTGACGCTGTGTCTGTGGTCTGCTCGGACGGTCGTGTTCGTGTCTGCCGTGTCCCGTACGCTGTTCGTGCCTTGGGTCGTCCTGTCTCTCGGGATGCGGTGTTTGCTCGTCTCTCTTCCCGTGTTGGTGGTGCTCCCGTTCGCTTTGTTGCTGCGTTCGGGTACTCTGCTGACTCTTGGTTTGTGGCTGTTGAAGCCGCTTGAGGGCTTTCTCGGTTGGCTCCTTTGTCGGGGTCTTCCGAGAGCGTCTTGCTCGACCTGCTCCTCGGGGTTTCTGGGGTTGGAGTAGTTATGTCTTCTTCTCTTGGCGCTTTGTTGCGTGCTAAATTGGAGGAGTCTGCTTTTGCTCCTCGTGTTCCTTTTGTTCGGGATGCGTCTGCCGTTGTGCCTGTCTGGTATGATGGTAGTACGTACTATCGGCTTGAGGCTCAGGAGTGTGGTATGGAATACTGGACTGAAGACCAGTGGTCTAACTACGAAGCAGATCAACGTGAGGATTCTATCTCTAATGATATGAATGCTTGCGATGAAGCATTTGACGATGGTGCATATGAACGTATGCAGCATAGACGTGAGCAACGTTACTTAGAGAACGATGCTAACTGGGTTAAATAAGGCTTTGTCTATTGGGTGTAACAACCCAATGGAGAGTGTCTTTCACTCGTCCGTGCCTGTCGGTTACAGGTTGTCATAGCTCAAGGAGATTAATATGACTAAGTTAATGCACGTTGTTTACATTCTGTTGTGGTCGCAACTAATGGTGTTCTGTGTCGATAAGATACAGTTTGAGGCAATGTATGGTTGGTTCCATGTCATTGGTCTGATCGCTGCAAGTGCCTGTGCTGGTGTACAGGTTGCTATCCTGTTAATCGAAATCAACGAAGGAGAATGAAATGGCTAAACGTTACAGCTTGACGTCTGATCTTATCAACCGTAGGATCAAGTCTAAAGAGAATGATGTCCTCATTGGACATCCCTGTGGAGCTATTGCTCCTGCCTCGTACTTACGTACGCATCCTAAGGCATCAAGGAATGTTGCTTATTACCTGCAAGGTGATGCATCGTTTGCTGGTGACTTTGAACTCATGCTAACAGAGATGGGTTTGTGTGGCTGCGAGATGCCTCGGTCTACTTGGAGACACCTTAAGTTCTGGGTGTCTAAGGGTTGTCCTCATTGGTCAGGTAATACTGCCTTCTCTAAAGCACTTGTGTGGTGGTGGAAGAGACATGCTTGGTGCTTTGTTCCTAACAGGAACGGTTCAAGCCAAGAAGCAAAGGATGCCGCTGAGTACTATAGAAATATAGCATACTTAGAGCTAGAGAAATTTCAACAAGCAAGGAACAAGGTTGAGTCACCTGTTAACCCACCCTTCTAAGGAGATATTATGTATCAGATAGTTGTAACACACCTTGACGGCTCTAAGGAAGTGCTAGAGTTGTTTAAGGAAAAACACGAAGCAGATTACGTCTGCAACGAATTAAACCTTGCTACCACTGACTTCCCAGATGGTACAAGCTACAGTGTTGTCTTTAAAGGAGAATAATATGTACCTAGTATACTGCAACAAAACAAGTAAACTAATTGACAAAGTAATGTCTGCTAAAGACTTACTTAAGTACAAAGCAGAAGATGTGACTGTTCACATCGTACATCTGTAACTAACTGCTCTTCTCGGGCTTACGGAGAGACCACTTGGGGTAAGTACCAAGC